CCGGGGCATTGTGGCGGAGAAATTAGGGCGGAAATACGTGGGGGTCGATCTATCCGCCAGGCAGATTGAGGCGAACCGCGAACAGGCGGCGGCGATCTGCGGTGACAATCCTCCCGTTTGGCACATCGGCGACAGCCGGGAGATTGATACAATATGCCCGGATATTCAAGCCGACCTCGTTTTTTCCTGCCCTCCATACGCTGATCTTGAGGTTTATAGCGATGACCAGCGGGATATTTCAATGATGCCCTATCCGATCTTCCTGAAGGCATATCAGGAGATCATAAAAAAGAGCTGTGCCCTCCTGAAAGAAAACCGCTTCGCCTGCTTCGTAATAGGAGAGGTAAGAGACAAGAAAGGCCATTATTATCAATTCGTCCCGGATACCGTAAAGGCGTTCGATTTCTGTGGGTTGAAGTATTACAACGAGGCGATTCTGGTAACAGCGGTTGGGAGTCTCCCGATCCGTGTGGGGAGACAATTTGAGGCTGGGCGCAAGTTAGGGAAAACGCATCAAAACGTTTTGGTCTTCGTTAAGGGCGACCCGAAAAAGGCCACGGTGGATATAGGGAAGGTTGAATTTGGGGATATTGAAGAACCGAGGCTGATGAACTAATGCCACACGCAGGCGGTCATTACATCAAACTCAGAGCAGAGCAAGTAATCCCGGCGCTTCAGGAACTGGATGGGAATGTCTATCTTGCCGCCAAAAAGCTTGGTGTGGAACGGGGAAGCCTTTATCGCTTCGTTAAAAAATATCCGAAGATTCAAGAGATCATCAATCAAGCCCGAGAATCTATGGTCGATCTCGGAGAATCAAAACTCAAGCAGGCCGTGCTAAAAGGTGAAGCATGGGCGGTGTGTTTTACCCTTAAGACGCTGGGGAAAAGCAGGGGGTATATAGAACAACTCCAGCATGCCGGTCCAGGGGGAGAACCTATTTCCATAACCATCATGCCAGCCAAGGGAGGATAAAACGGGTAGCATTAATCTGGAGGCCACAAGGATTTTTTACCGCAATCTTGAGAGTACCGCGCAGATCGTGGTGAATCGGGGCGGTGCGGGATCGTCAAAGAGTCATTCCGTTGCTCAGCTTTTCCTTTCAAAATTCATTCAGGAGAAGAATAAAAAGTTTCTTATTATTCGTAAGACCCTCCCATCGCTGCGCATATCCATGTTGATATTGTGGAATGAACTCCTCGATAAATCCGGCATTAGTAATCGTGTTGGCCAGGAGAAGCAGAGCCTTAATTTTCTCTATGGTAAGAACCTACTCCACTTCGCCTCACTCGATGATCCCGAAAAGATCAAGAGTACAAACTGGAATTATATCCTCATGGAGGAGGCAAACGAGTTCACCTATGATGATTTCCAAATTCTAAAATTACGATTACGTGAACCATCGAAGGACGGCAAGCGTAATCAGCTTTTTATGCTTTTCAATCCAATATCAGCCAAGCACTGGATTAAAGAGAAAGTTATTGACGGCGAAGAAGATTGCCAGGAGATCACGTCTACCTATAAGGATAACCCCTTTTTATCCCCCGACTATATCCGAACACTTGAGGACTTGCAAAAGCAAGACCCGAACCTTCACCGGATCTATGCCCTCGGAGAATGGGGGGTATTAGAACACCTCATTTACAGTAATTGGGATATTGTTGATTACTTGCCTGAAGGCGGCGAGGATATTTACGGTCTTGATTTCGGATTTAATAATCCAACGGCATTAGGAAGGATAAGAGTTAAAGACGGCGAACCCTATTGTGAGGAATTAATCTACCAATCCGGCTTGACCAACTCTGACCTAATAGAACGGATGATCGGAATTGTGGATAAGAAGGCGCCGATTTATGCCGATCATGCCGAACCTCAACGCATCGAGGAGATCCACAGGGCAGGGTTCAATATCCACCCAGCGGACAAGTCAGTAAAGGATGGCATTGATTTCGTCAAGCGCAAGAAGGTTCATATCCTCAGATCGAGTTCAAACTGGATTAGGGAGAAGCAATCTTATAGTTGGAAGAAGGACAGGAACGGCACGATCATTGATGAGCCGGTGAAGTTTATGGATCACTGCATGGATCTTGAGCGATATGCACTCTATACCCATTGCGGAGAGCGCATTGCCATGCCCGGCCTCGCCGTTGTGGACCGTAACTACCGACCCGTAGGCGAGCGAATACAGGAACAGAGAATGTCAGCATTTTTTCGGGGTGACTGATGAACCTCATTGAAACCATATCAAATAAATTAGCAGATCGGTTCGGTTACGTAAAGCGTGACCAGATTGCTACCCTGATCAGTTCCTATTATTCCGGGCAGGCTGCTTCCGGGGTGATGTCTCCCTGGGCATGGTCAAAATTAGTGGATGCCTATAAGGGATGGGTTTATACCTGCCTCAGTGGAAGGGAACGCATACGACTTGCCGACGGTACGTATATGCCACTAAAACAGATGGTGGATGAAAAGTTTTCCGGGAAGGTCTTATCATTCAACATTAAGACGGGTCTTCTGGAGGGCAAGCGCGTAATTGGATGGCATAAGTCCCCGCTTGGTTCCCGGAAATGGATGAAGATGTCCTGCAAGTCTGCGCTTTCCTTGAATGGACAATTTAAGGGCAAGGGAATTCTATTGACCGATGATCATGAAGTTTTAACCGAGAGGGGATACGTCCAGGCAAAAGAATTGACCGCGGGGGATAAGATAGCAACAAGATTCCAGTCCCCAAATAAACAACAGCAGGAAATTGTCCTTGGTATGATGTTGGGTGATGGCAACATAACGCGCAAGATGCTGGTTATGGTTCACACGGAAGCTCAGTCAGAATGGTTTGATATAAAAGTTAAGGCTATGGATGGGATTAAATTTAAGGTGAAAAATAATCCAGCCCGTGGCCGCTCTAAACCATCTAAATCTGCATATTCAGCGTCCTCCCCATTCTGGGCAAGGGTAAAGTCAGAATTTTATGAAGGAAGAAAAAAACGTCTACCGGAAAATCTTTGTGTTGATGATTTAACACCGATGGTCTTGGCTACATGGTACATGGACGATGGTTGCCTTTCTAAACAAAAGGGACACGACGCAAGAAGTCTTCACCTGTGTAGCGAATCATTCACAGTTAAGGAAAACAAAAAACTCCTTTCTCTTCTGAAACTGAAGGGAATTAATGGATCTCTGAATCAATCAAAAGGAAAGGGGGAGAAGAACCGCATTTACATCGGGAATGGATATTGTGGTAAGGGACCAAAAAATGAAGGTGGAGCGATTAAATTTTTCAAGATGATAGCTCCTTACGTCCCACCCAGCATGAGATACAAACTTCCAGAAGAAATAAATTCCGATCCAGAACTTCAATTTAATCCAAAATTATGGGACATTGGAAAAGCTAATCCAGATTTCGATTATGCAGTGATAGAGAAGAAAGAAGAACCGGAGAAAACCACCTATTGTATTGATGTTGAAGACAATCATAATTTTGTTTGTAAAGACATCGTTGTTCATAACTGCGTGGATCGTATAGCGAAGGACGTGGCCTCAATCCCGCAACGACTTTTCATTTACCGCAGGGCAGGCAAGAAGATTGTTGATGGCAATCTCTTTCATTATTTACATAGCATCGATACGAAGGCGGAGAAGAAATATTACCTAAAGCAAGTCAATCTTGAACAGGTTGAGATTACAGAACATCCTTACTTGGATGTGACGAACCGGCCTAATATCATGATGTACCGGTTTACGCTCTGGTACAACATTATGATCCGTTTGGAACTAGGTGGGATGTGTTGCCTCTATACACCTAAAGATAAGATTCTCAGTATCCCTCGTGAGGTGTGGCCTTTACCTCTCACGAAGTATGCCTCTATCCGTGCCATACCGGATAAGCAAGAGATTTTGAAAGGATGGATTTATCAGGATGGTGACATCAGGCAGACCTTCCTACCTAATGAGATCATCCCTCTCATGTATCCCTCCCCCGTCTCCATCTACGAGGGCATGTCTCCACTCATGGCACAGGTTTATCCTTATGATATTGATCTCTACCTGCAGAAACAACAGAAAGCCCTCTTCGAGAATCAGGCGATTGTTGATGATCTGACAACCGACCAGCAATTAACACCGGCACAACTTGATGAATTGCTCACTTATCTAGATGAAAAATACGGTGGAGCAGAAAAGGCGGGAAAGACAAGGATACTGCACTCCGGACTTAAATCCGCACCGCGTGGCCAGACCGGGCGCGAGATAATGGTAAGGTCTGTAGCGGACTGGGTAAGTGAGCGGCTGATCTCTGCCTTTGATATGAGCAAGGGCAAACTCGGTATCGTGACTGACGTGAACCGGGCAAATGCAGAAGCCCTTGACCATACTCACGTTACGGAATGCCTGAAGCCCCGATGTATGCTGATTGCCGAAGCTATTGAAGCATTCTGGTTGACGAAATACGACACGGGATTGAGCATTGAGTTTGATCTACCCGATACTGAGGATAAAGTGTTCCGGTTAAGTGAGCGTCAAACTAATCTCAATACCGCCTATTCCACTATCAATGAAGAGCGGGCGAAGGAAGGCAAGCAACCCGTTGCATGGGGTGATGTGCCCTGGATACCTTTTACCTTGGCACAGCCCGGAAAGATACTACCTGCCCCACCGGCTAATGAACCCCCTAAAGAACTGCCCTCATTTGAGAATAAATTACTCAATGAGGACTTCTGGACCGACGACCGGAAAGACATCTACTGGAAGGCATTTGTAGGGCGAACGGATCACTGGGAATCGCTTATCATCAAACCCCTGCAATCCTACTGGAAAGATCAGCTTGAGGAAGTAATCACCAGACTCATGCGGGAAGGCAGAAGGGTTGAGGGTCGCATTGCGGGCTGGCATCGGATTAAGGTGGAAAGACACCTAGCTGAGAATGGCAAGAAGGACTTGAATGACATTAATATTGATTTAGAGGAAGAGGCAAAGAGATTGAAGATCTTATTCCATCCGACAATATCATGGATCGCTGACCAGGCAGCACTATCACGACTTAGGGAATTAGGTGCGGGAATCGGATTCAACATGAATGACCCCAGGGTACTTGAGTGGATAGGTGACAGACTGGATAAATTTTCCCAGGAGGTAAGCGGCACAACCTTTGACACCATCAAAGCAATTATCCGGGATGGGTTCACCGAGGGGCAGCCATTAAGTGTGATAGGCGATACCTTGCGAGAGAAATTTGATTCATGGGATAAATATCGGGCACCCTTGATTGCTCGGACTGAAGTCATGGCCGCCTCAAACTGGGCAGACCTTGAGGGCGTGAAACAATCGGGGCTGGATGAAGAATTGAATAAATTCTGGTTATCAGCGAGAGATGGGGCATGTAGGCCAACGCATTTAGTTGCTGATCTGAGATATAGAAGGGGAATATCGATTAATACAGAATTTGAGGTTGGTCAGGATCACATGATGGCGCCGGGTGGGGGAACTAAGGCGGAGGAAAATATAAACTGTAGGTGTGTCATTGCCTATGTGGATAAGAAATGAAGAAAGTTAGTCACATTGGAATTATTATTCCTCCAGAATTAGCGGAACAAGCAAAATTATTTGCAGAAGGGCGAAAGTTCATAAAGACTGATATAAAAATGCCGACATTATTTGGATTCCCGGTGGTATTTGGACATTTCGCTAAACCTTTCGATGATATGCCGGATCACTTAAAGGTAGAGAAGAAATGAAGAAAGGGGAAGATATGATAAGTAAAGAATATCATAAAATGATAATGAAATATTGTAATGGTTCTATTCGTTCAATAAATATCCCAGTTCTAATAACCAGAGATACCGGGGGAGATCTTTCTAAAGATTCTTGTCTCATTCATTATGTTACCATTAAAGACCTTATTGATATTTTCGTTGAGGATCTTGTGCAAGTTGGAGGAGTCTATTAATGGATAACCTATTATTAAGAACATGGGGAGTTAAGGTCAAAAACACAGATTTATGGGTGAGAGACTCTGCTGGACAGCTTTTCTGGTCAAACTCTAAAAAGGTTGCGGAAGTTCTCGTTTCAAGTCATGGCAATTCACTTCCTTCTTGGGAAGTTTCTGAATTTCCTCCTACAAGATTAATCTTAGAACAGAACGATAGAACCCTCGCCATTCAGTATGCTTGGACATTCCTGGGAACATGGTATTCCTGGCGTGGGGAAAACCCTGCTGGTTTTGATTGCTCCGGTCTCTGCAATGAACTACTCAAGGCAACGGGAAAGATTGCCCGGAAAACCAACTATACTGCGCAGGAGCTTTTTGATCTGTTTAAGGATAAGGAAGTTGATAAACCTTCTACTGGTTGTCTGGTCTTCACACGACCCGAACATGGCTTTATTATCCATGTAGAGTTCTGTATTGATGAATTCCATACCATCGGGGCCAGTGGCGGGGATAGAAATACCAAGACACGTGAGGATGCAATCAGGGATAATGCCTTTGTGAAAATCAGACCCGTAAGTGGGACTGTGTTTTGTGATCCGTTTAGGGAG